CGGCATCGGCTGCTTCGCCCCAGGTTAAACCGGTACGGCGGCTTTTCTCGGCAATTTTGAGATCGGAGGCATCTTCGATCCATGCCTTTTGGTACGGCAACAGAACGGATTCCGGGAGGGCAGCACTCATTACTCAGTCTCCCGCTGTTCAACCTTATGGCACTTAAACGTCTCTGAGCCAACGAAGAAACCGCCTAGCTGTTTGCACTCATCAGCTACTTGGTAATGTGCTCCAACCCATCCCACAAAAGCACCGAATGCAAACAAACCAACGGCAGAAAAAATATTGATCATTATGCAATCCCCAAAATATCGCGCTTGATAGCGTCGATGGCGTCGCGGCTCATGCCTTGCGTGGCCATGCTGGTCTCTGCCTTTTCAGCGGCTTCTCTAGCCACTTCCACTCGCAACTCCTTGGCCCACTTTTTCTGGCTAAGCGATACGCGGCCAATATCGGCCAATGCCTTGGTTACGCTGCCGAGCTGCTTGGCGGCCTTGGCGGGATCTTCCTCAGCTTTACGCATGGCGATGGAGATGCGCAGCAGTTGGTCCTGCACGATCCGGGCAGTGGCGTCGATCAAGTGGCCGCTTTCATCTTCTCCATCGTTTGCCATGGCGCGGGCCAGCTCGGTGGTTTTACGCACGTCGCCCATGGCTTCTTCAAACTCTTCCTGAAGATCCTGACCGTAGCGATGAACGCTCGACTTGGAAACGTTATAGCCGCGTTCACCCAGCCAACCGGCTAACGCTTCGTAGCCCTGAAAGCCGCTGCTAACGAGCTTCTCGTTTAGCTCTTCGCGGACGTCCTGCGGTAGGCTAAAAACTTTATTACGGGGTGCCATGGCGTAAACCTCTCTCAAAGACCGGGGCGAGGCTTGGCGACACCCGGTACGTTTGCAACGCCATTGGCACAATCGGCACCGCGTGCGGTGAGCGTGACGATCCAGCCTGCGCGGGGCTGCTGAACAATCACCAGCGCTTGCTCATCCAACCAGGCGAGGTCGCCATGCAGGCGGTCACGGCTTACGTGGTGGGCATAGGCACCTTGCAGCTCATCGTTAAGTGAGTACTCATTGGTGGTGTACTGGCTACGGCGCGAGAGAATGCGCAGGATGCCCAAGCGGCGGCCTTCGGTTTCAAAGTCCTGGAAGCTCATACCTTTCCCCCTGAACGGTTCAGCAGATAATCATTCATGCGGCCAACCTGTTGCGCCGTGGCTTTTTGGCTGGCGCTGATCTCGGCCAGCAGCACGTTGGTTTGCGACATTTGTTCTTGAAGCTTGGTGAGGTCGCCGTGGTCGGGTAGGCGCTCAACGGTGTGCTCCAGCTTCACCACCTGTTTCTCCACGTTATCGATACGCTTGTTGGTTGATCGGATGGCGGTTTGGCTGGCGCGGTGCTTGTTGAGCCAATAAATGTACGCGGCCATCACGCCCATAAAGGCGGCTTGCAGCACATCAAATAGCACCTTGGCGGCGGCCCAGTTGATTGGTTCCACGGTGTTCCCCTTAGTCGTTGTCGTCGTCTTCGGTGCTTTGTGCGCACTTATCGGCGTGTTCTCGAATGCGGGCGACACGTAACCAGCCGCGTGCGCCCCATTGGTGTAGGTCGGTGATGAACAGCGCTACGTCGGCCTGAGAGTAGTCACCCATGGGGGGCAGCGGCTGGCGCTCGCGCTCGGTCATGCCTGCTGGCGTGGCGCACTGATAAACGGTGATAGCCGGTGGCGGTGGCAGTTCGGGCGGCTTGCTGCCACAGGCGGCAAGCAAAGCCCCGGCGGCGACGATCACAATGGTTCTAAAGGTCATGGCAGGCGCTCCAGTGTGTCACGCAGCACCGGGGCTACGGGGCCATCGTCAGCCGTTGGAGTACGTTGGATGCGTTGGCGCAGGTTGTCGTAACTTTCGCCCTGTTCGGCTAATGCTTCTTGAAGCGCTTTAATATCGGCCTCTGCGAGGCGTCGGCGGCGCTCGGCGGCGTGTAGCTGGTCTGCTGTCTGAGTGGCTTCCTGTTTCCATTCGTCGCGCTGCTCGGTCATTTGCTGTAGCGCGCTGCGCTCGTGTTTAAGCTCAGTCATCAAGTATGCCTCCCTCCCTGTCTTCCAGAGCACGGTGGCGCATAGCGCTACAAATAGAAGCTGCATTACACGGGACATGGCGTACCCCCTTGCCAGCCTGCACGTGTATAGCGGGGCGTGAGCGTTAGTAGGATGTGGCGCACGTAGTGGCGGTTTTCGCGCAAGGCCCAGCCAGCGCGTGCGGTGTACTTCTCAACGCTGCCAAACCACACACCGGCATCATCCCCGGCAGCCCGCGCCAAACGCTGGTCGCGCTGCACCCAGCCAAGCCCGCCGTTGTAGGCGCTAAGCGCGAAGGCCCAGCGCTGGCATTCATCCGCCGCGCTAGCTAAGCGTTGCCAGTGCCATTTGTTGTAGCGGGCTTGAGCGCGCATGGCCCACGTAGGGGAGTAAGGCGCGGCGCGGCCCAAGTCCGGGTAGATCTCGGCGATCCATGCCGAGGTGCCCGGCATAAATTGGCTAAGCCCCTGCGCGCCTACAGGGCTATCCACGTTAGGCCGCCAGCCGCTCTCCTGATGGATCTGCGCCGCATGCAACGCCGCACGGCCCTTCATGCCCCATTCCTGCTGCACGATGCGGGTTAGCTCGCGCTGGTGCTGTTGAGCAGCGTTGGGGATTTGGGCATTGGCGGGTATGCAGGCAAACACACTGGCCAGCGTGATGATGGCTAATAGCAACCGGGTCATGCTGCCTCCTTGGGGAGTTCAGCAGCAGCACGCTGCACAACATCTTGCAGCTGCATGTACAGCACCAGCAGCTTAGGGCCAGCATCGGGCTTGCCATCAAGCGCCTTGATCTCAGCAGCTAGCCGCTTGCCTTCACTCAGGAGCCAAGCAGTGTTGGCGTGGGCGCTCATCTCAGACCCCCAAGCCAAGGGCAAGGATAGCGGCGGCGATGATGATCACGCGGCGGAGCATCAAAAGAGGTAGCAAGCCGTTGCCGGGAGTATGCGTAGAGCACCAGTCGCCGGGGCGGGCATAGGGGAACATGGACCGGTCGATCCAGTAGCCGAGGTAGGCACCCCAACACAATTTGGTCAGCGACCAAAGCAGCACGCCAAGCTGGTGGGGGTAGAGAAAGCCAACGGCAATGGATGTGATGATAGCCAGAATCAACCAAGGGCCGATGCGGAACTTGTCGAGCAGGGTTTGCTTATTCACGGGGATAGCCTCAATGCAGGTGGATGCGGTTAACGCAAGCAGTGAGGTTCAGGCTAATGGGGCTGGGCTAGGCGGAGGGAATCAAGCGGTTTAGGAGTTTTGGAGGGCTAGAAAGAAAACAACCCGCCGGGGCGGGTTTGTTTTAGTTACTGCATCATCTCTGTAATGTATGCCATATCGGAAGTCAGCTGTTCTCTATAGTGGCGGTGAGCAACACGCCTTGAGGTACTCACTCCATCAAAGGCAGCAGCTCCGTCTCTCTGTACTATCTCAATAAAACCGCGGGTTATATTGGTGTTTGAATTCATGTACTCGAAGAATCGATCACACCGCTCACCGATATTATCTAGTCGCACCTCGCGCTTACAACGTTCAGCATGTGTTGCGCCTGCCTCTATGACCGCTTCGTATTGATCGAAAGTGATGTCATTCTGGTTTGAAAAAGCACTAAATGCCCACAGCGTTAATACAACTCCAGCAATTACCCTCATGATGTTTCCCCTGTTGTTATTGAAGCTAGCTTAGCCGTTTGTGCTTTCGCCGAAAAGATCTGACTGCATACGGGCGCGGGCAAGCTTACGCTGCTCGGCCAGAATGCTGTAGATCTGCGCTTCGGTGAGGTCGTAGTCTTCCACTAGCTGCGGGATGTTGTCGCCAGTGTGGCGCTCCCATATTTCCCGATCACGCAGGGCGCGATCCAGCTGGCGGCCTTGGGGCACGTAAAGGCTACGGCCACCAGCGAATGAGCTAATAGCCCGTACGGCGGCAAAGGCCCGGCTACGGGCTACTTTAGGCTCATCACCGGCGCGAATGTGGGCGTTCTCGACCACGGTGAGCATATCGCTTAAGCCCTGTGGCCACTTCTTCAGGATCTCGGGGTCGAGGTAGTCCAGGGCATCTGCAGGAATACCAAAGCCCAAGTCGAAGTTGTCCGCTTTAGGCGAGGTCATCGGGGTACCGTCCTTGCCGCTTGGCGTCGATGATCAACGCCTGGAGCAGCTTGTGCAGTTGGCTGTCGTCGAGAAAATCGACGCGGTCCACCTTAAACATATTTTTCGCCATGCCATCGGCATACGCCCAAGCGCGGCCCGCTTCGGCCAGCAGTGCCTCAACTTTGCCCATTTCCGCTTGGCGTGTTGCTGGTGGGTTGGGTGCCTTACGGCCTGCTTTTTTAGCGGGCTTAGGCTCAAAACCCAAGCGGCGAAACTCAAACATCACGCCGCCTACCGTACGGTTTGTGAGTTCTTTGGCACTACTCACGCCCGCTGTGCGGGCGAGAATGGCACGGTACTCTTCATCACTGAGGCCTAGTTGTGCCTTAGCGATATGGATCTGGGCCAGCTTGCCTTTGGTGATCATGACGCCACCTCATCGCTCCCGGCTTTCAGCTCCAAATCAGGGAAGTGTTTCTTGAGATGAGCCACCACAGCGCCCTCGGTGCCAAAATCCGGCACTACACCGATAACCCGAGGCGTTACCATACGGTCAGCTTCTTTCTTTCCAAACGCTCGCTTTGCCTGCGCATACACCTTCTTGGGATAAGCTGCCCGCTTCATTGGTCGCCAGAATCGCCCTTCGGGGTGCACGGCCTTTCCGTCCTCGGTTTTCGTCCATTTGAAATCCACACAGCCGTCCACGTAGACACGTACGAAAATCTTCTTTCTGTCATGCACCTTGATCAGTGACAGCGTGTGGCCATCTGCCAGCAGTTCTACGGAACCGTGCAAGTGATTTAAACGCTCTTTGATCTCTGCCCACTTATCCATTATTCACCTCATTGGCTGCTCATCAGTGCCG